ATATACACTGTGATATCCGATAAAATTCTGTTTGAAATGTCCATTTTTAAAATTTTAACATTAGTTTTTTTATCAAAAAATCGTTGATTTTTATGATAAATATGGTGTCGGAGCCAAAGCGACCGACATTTTAATTTAAAAAAAATAAGTTTTTTTCTGAAAAAGTAGATATTTAGAAATTAAGAATTTGGAGTTTGTTCCCTTTGTTTTCTTTTTTCCAATAATTCTCTAACTCTATCTCTTTTTCTTTCCTCTTGTTGTTCCTCAAAACCTAAGAAAGTCACTGATGATTCAGTATCAATCTCCAAGAGTTCGTTGTTGAATTTGCAGTTTTCGAACACAACACCGTCTTTACCAAGACGAGATTTTGTAATTGCGATTGTTGCAAGATTCATTTCCTTTTGTTGAAGTGTTTTGGCCACTGTGATGATTACGTGACCGACTTGAGCCTTCTTAATTGAACCACCCATTTGGTCGGTGGTTACAACCTCAGATGAAATTGAACTTCTATTGCCTTGGGTGGCAGTCCATCCAACGATATTTAGTTCGTGACACATGGCTTCGAATGCTCTCATAACCGAACCCTCAGCCTTCCATTCGTCTTTAGCAGATGATTCAGGTAATACACAATCGATATAATCTAACAGAATCAAATCAATTTTTGTTCCGTCAGCAATCATCTTTCTTACTTGGTTTTTGATTTGACCCATGGTAGCAGTATCTGATGCCATCTTCTTCAATACTAGTTTGTTTTTCATGGTTTCTTGAATCTCGCCAATTTTGGATAACACCTCTTCCTTATGGTTAGCTAGTTCATCAGGTGCAATACCAGTCCAAATGGTAAAGTGTTTTCTTTGTACAATTTTTGGATTGTCTTCGAAAAATATTTGAAGAACATTGTAACCCATATTGAAAGCAGTATTTGCAATCTTAGTTAAGATTGTGGTTTTACCCACACCAGTTGGTGCTAAAATAACTCCGATTTCACCTTTAGCCAAACCTCCCTTTAACAAATTGTCAATACCTGGTATTCCAATTGGAATTGGGTGACGATAATCCTCATCCAAAACAGTATCTAACCCTGTAAAGATATCCGAAACATTTTTTTCGATTTGACCTACCTGAAGAGCTTCTCTAACAAGACCTTCAACTTTATCATAGGATTCAAAATCACCTTCAGTTATGATTTTTTGTGCTTTGTCCATCGCTTTCTGTAGTTCTTGTTGTTTACAGAACTTTAATGCTTTTTCTTGGACAAACTGTGTTCCTTCAAAAGGAGCTTCCTTGATTTGTTTGAGAGTATCTAATACGATTTTACATACTAACTCTTGTGATATTTCAGATTTTATGATTTGGTCTAATGTATCGAAGTTTGGTGCGGATTCATACTTCTTATAATATTCCTTAATCATCTGAGTAATGATTTTGAAATATTTGTTATCAAAGTAAGACGCCTCAAGCACATCTAAAATCGAACTTGCAAAGTCCTTATCCTCAATGATTTGGTTAATTAATTGTATCTGAAACGTGTTCCCTAAATAATCAAAATTCTTATTCATAAAAATGAAATATACCCCCTCTTATTCTAAATACTTACTTACTTAAATCAAATTCGCAGTACTGGTAAGATAATTTGTTTGTTGAAAAAATGTCAGTTAGTTCACGGAGAACTTCTTTTAAAAATGGTCTTACATCAACCGTATAACGAACTTTTGGTGGGAACTTTTTTCCATCGAAAGTTCTCTGACAAATTGTCGTGTCTCCAACTTTTACATAGATGTAAAAATTTTCAGGTCCGTCAGTTTGTGATGTCTCCATAATTTTTGGGTCAACAATAATTGATTCTTTGTTATCTAACATGTAAACAACGGTTTTCATCTTCAGATGATACTCGAGTTCATCCTTCAAAGATTTAATGAATTCATAAAACTCGATTGAGTTTTTTGCAATAGGATTGTACCCCTTGACGTTGAAGAATCTTTGAACAACAATGTTGTCGTTAAGAGTTAAAAGAAACTCCATTTTCGTACTGTCTTGCTCTTTCATAATTAATTTTTTTGTGTGTTTCGTTTTTCTTTTCTTGTGAGTTTTAAAAAAGGTTTTAGGAAGTTAACCCAAGCTTCGTCATTCTTGGGGAGATACTTAAAGAGACCGTCTTCCATCATCAATCTCATTAAGTTTTTGTATCCTCTGTCGGTAGGGTCAATGGTGTCTGTATGAATTTGTTCTACAAGTTGTTTTCCTTCTTCTGTTAAGAGGGGGTTTTTAAGGTCAACAATTTTAGTATTAATCTTATAGAACTCTTCACCAAATATACCATTTTTAGTGCGTCCCGTCAAAAGATTCGATAAACTTTTAATTGGTTTTTTTTGTGGGATATTTCGTGCATTATCGAGAATTTCGTCAATAGTGCAGGGTTTCTCAAGCATTTGTGGGAAAAGTTTGACTAAAGTTTTTTCACCTAAACCTTCAATACCATCGATGTTATCTGACTTATCACCAGTAAAAATCTTACACATCAAAACATTATAGTGTGGGATATCAACTTTGTTAATTGTTATCTTATCACCATTTTTGAAATATGTTTTTTGTACTGGAGAATAAATTGTTACGTTTTCAGATATTAGTTGAGTTAGGTCTTTGTCTCCTGAAAATATTATAATTTTTTCATCCGTGGCTACGGAACAATAATGGGCAATCAAATCATCAGCTTCGTTGTTATTCATTTCAACTTGTCTGACAAAAATTTCTTCCAAATACATTTTGACTCTCGACTTTTGCTGTAAGTATGAATCGTATTTGTATTCATTCATGTCTTGACGACGGTTACCCTTATATTGAGGATAAATGGATTTTCGAATTGATGAATTTGAATCCCCGTCCCAAAACACAACCACTTTATCGTGATTATGCTCCTCCAAAAATCGTCTAAGTGTATTAATGAAGTGATACACCCCACCAATGTGAGAACCGTCAGAGAAGAGGTCCCTGACACCGTGAAATCCTATTTTAAATAAATTGTCTCCGTCGACAAGTAATGTTTTTGTCACTTACCTTCTTTAAAGGGTTACTCAATCTTCTTTTTCTTCTGTCAAAGTGAAATCACCTTCAGCGCCGATAATATCTTTCCAATAATCAGCATGTTCCTTCTTATAAGATTCGATGGAAGCTTTTTCTTCTGCGGAATCTTTGCCAGCTAAAAACCCATGAGGTGTAACGATAATTTTTCCATCATCATATCCCAATCCATTGATGTGGTTTTTCATAACAGATACTTTACTTCTTACCGCAAATTTAACGGAACGTTTGTCTTTTGTTGCTGTTATTTTTGTAGTTCCCGCACCTTTTTGATTTCCAAAAAGAAACACCAATGAAGAGTTCAACCAAACGGATTCACCACCCTTTGCTTTGATTTTTGGTTGACCGAAAGGATTATCAGGTAGCTCAACCCAAGGTTGATTTATAATGATAAGTGTATTTTCATATTCGGTATCTGCTTTTCTTGAACCAGATATTCTTTGGTTGATTCCCATACCAATCTTGTCTGATAATACAGACGCGTTGTGTTGTTTTCCACCTTTACCCTCATACGTCATTTTACACGGAACAGAACCAACTGAATCCCATATGAAACACAAACTATAATTGAGTTCGCCTTTCTCTTGTGCATCCAATAATTCATTAATATAATCTGTTATTTGTTCTATATAACTGAAGTTGTTGTTGAACAGAAAAAATCCATCCCAATCCATTTCACCTGTCTCTTTATCAACCACCTCCTCACATTGAAATCCCATAAGTTTTGCGTGGTCGAAGCTCCATTTCTGTTCTGTGATAATGAACACAGGAAGAATTTCTTTCTTTTGTGCATCAACCGCAGCTTTAATTGCCGCAGTAGTTTTCCCTGTGTCAGAATGACCCAAGAACATATTAATGTGACCAATCGCAGGACCAGGTAATCCAACTGCATCCAAGAAATCTGAACCTAAATCCAAAAATCTTTGTGGTTTATATTTTGCAGAAGTTGAAAACTTCTTTTTTAAATTACTGAAATCATTTTTCTTTATTGACATCTTCAATTTTTTTTAAGATTGGTAATTTGTTTGGTTTAACCCCGCCATAATATTTTTCATTTTTCTCATACAATACTCCAAGTTCATCTTCATGTAAGGTTATTAAATTAAGTTCAGATATATCATCTTCATCAATTTGCTCTAACATACCAAACAAAACAGTTTCACCAACTTGTTTCGGTCTTCCTGAAAAATAAAATTTATCTTTCAATATGTTTAAAACATCAAAAGTTAAAATTTTATTGTCTTTTAATTGTAATTCTATTTCTTCTTCGAACGTCATAAAATAAAAAAAAGTGGTGGGGTTTCCCCCACCTTTATATTAGAATGGTAAATCAGAATCTACTTCTGCATCTGCTTGTGGGTCAACGGATGTCTTAGATTTTCCACCAACTGTAGTTTCTTCTTCAGTTGAATCTCCATAAACATATCCACCTTTTTCAGAGTCCCACTTTGGTGTTTCACCACGAGCAATCGCCTCAAGATACTCTACAGGTTTTTTGCTGTAAACATCTGTCCATGCTAGTTCGTCGTTAATCCACTCGTTAGCTTGGTCTTTTTCTGCGTGTACTGGTGATGGGTCATCGTACATAATTGCAGAAACTGTTGTATATTCTTTTCCTTTCGGGGTTTTTGACTTAGCAAGTTCGATGATAAGGTCACGACCTTTTTCAGGGTCTGTAACGTCGCCCTTGTTTCTCCAAATTGGAATGATTTTGTCGAGGATACCCTCGTTCTTATAATTGTGTTTGAAACGCCAAAACTTTGGTCCATCCTGCTCGTTATCACGGTCGATAACTTTTACGATGTAGAACTTTCTTGACTTGTACTGCTTAGCAAGTTCCTTGTCGGATTCCTTACCAGTACTCATCAATTCTTCGTAAACTTCATTAAGTGGTGAACGCTCGTTGTCGTTCTTTCCTGGGTCGTAGAATTTTTGCCATTGTCCACCTACTTGAATTTCATGATACCATGCCTCTTTGAATGGAGATGAACCGTCCGCAGTTGGGAGGATTCTGATTCTTCTTTGACCTGATTTCTCTTTATCCCCGAGGATTAAAGCGAAATACTTTTTCATTCTTTCGTCTTGCGACATTCTTGATTGGGCCCCGCCCCCTTGTTGGTTTTTTTCATACTGTGCCAATACGGCGTCTAATACATTACTCATTGTTTAAATTTTAGATTGTTTATTAAATATAATTGGGTTTACCCTATATGTCAAATTGAAAAGGGACCTTTAGGTCCCTTTTTTTTATTTAAATTAATTCGTCGTCTTCTTCAGGTTGAAAGGTTTTTTTTACGTCCGACATGTTTGCATCGGTAACATCATTTGGTGTTAAAACATAATCTTTTTTTCCTGTCATTTCCATTTCTGCTTTCTTATCTGTGAAAAAATCACTTAACTTTTGGTTATAAGGATAAGAATCAAAACTTCTCAATTCCAATTTTTCTTCAGGAGTTTTTTGTCTGTATTTTTCAATTTTAGCTTCGATTGTATTTAATCTATCCATAACTGAATCCATTTCAGACAACTTGCTTTCCAAATTTGAAAGTTGACTAAATAGGTTTTGGAAATACTCTTCTTGTTTTTCTTCAATATTTTTTTGTGAATCAACTAGTTCAGTTATATCCATTTCTTCAACGTCACCCCCTTTCTCTTCTGATTTGCCCTCGTCGTCTATTTTTTCTACGTCAGGGTCATTCTCAACATCAATTTTTTCTGCTGTTGGGGTTGTAGGTGCGGCTCCTTCGGGAGCTGCTGCTGCAGGGGGTGGTGGAGGTGCCGGTGTTTCAGCATCGGTTGGTGGGGGTAATGGTGGTAATTCAGCCTGCTCTACTATGTATTTGTTGATTTGGCGATATCTTTCAATCTCACTTAAAATCTTTTTATCTAAACTCATTTTGTTAACCATTTAAAAGTTGTTTTATACCTCTTGATGTTTCCACTCTTACCCTTCTATTAACGGTAAGTTGGTGTCCGGCTCTTTCAATTAAACCATCTCTTTCTCTTATGGTATAACAATCTCCTGTGTCTAAATCACAAACTTGTTTTGTTCCATCACCGTTGTCCTCCTCAGAATATCTAACCGATTTTCCAAGGTAATTGTCTAGTGCTGATTTAATATTCATAAAAATCTTTTTATATAAATATACTGAAAAGGGATAAATTAATATATCAAACTACCAGGAACCACCGTTCTATCTGCAATGGAGTTATTTGGTTCTTCTGCAAATATATCGGCTTTAACACTTATCTTCATCCCACTCTCAAGATTGACAGAATCATTTTGCAATACTTGGATGATTTCACTTCTATTCATTGAGAATGTTTTTTTATCTGAGGAAACATATCCGTTCAATTGAATACTTCCTTGCTTAACAATAACCTCCTTTTGTGGTCCATCGGATGTCTGTCCGGCCACAAGTGTCATAGAATTAATCGGATTACCATAAGTTCCTAATAAAGCGGCTTTAGCTTCATCAATTAGAACTTGGTCATTTGCAGATGAGGTAACCGGTGTCCCTTCATATATTTTGTTACCATTATCATATACAATTATAAATTTTTTTAGACCAAGTGTGTTAATTGTATAAGTAAATCTTCCACTTCCTGTTGACTGTACTTTCGAGACCGAATAATCTAAAGAAAAAGAATTTTTGAATACCCATGTTGGCGTTTGATTATTAATTTGGGCTGAGAGTGTTACCAACCCTGAAGGAGGGGTGCTTACTGAAGTTGTAATAATAGTTTTAACTCCAGTTGACCCAATTTGATTATTTGTCTGTGCGGCTTGTCCTTGAGGTGATTGGGCGGTAACCGGTACTGAAGGTTGTCCATTATTAACTTGTGGTGCGGGTACTGCCGGATTTGTTTGAGCGGGATTATATGCAAACTGTAATGTTGATGTGGTTTCCCCCCAATCTGTTACAACCTTTATGTTTGCTTTGACTACGGTTTGTGGTGTTGTTATCGGTTTTGCAACTGTGACTGTTAAAAGAGTATATAATGAATTAACTGTGAATGCCGTTATCGAACTATTATTAATAACAACTTCTTTGACATTGTAAAAATTCCTACCTGTAATTTTTACAATAGTACCCTCAACACCAGATGATGGAGTGAAAGAAGTGATTGTTGGTGGTTGACAAGTTATTGTTGTAGTTCCACTTGAGCCCGCCGACGCTGTTGTACTACTTGTTCCACTTGAGCCAGCAGCACCTGATGAACTACTCGTTCCACTCGAGCCTGCGGCACCTGAAGAACCGCTAGAACCCGAAGTACTTCCTGCATCCAAATCTTTCAACCCAACTTTTTCTGCAGATATTTTTGCTTGTACAAATGAATTGTTAACTTCAATGAACTCGTTGATATTTTCGTCGTAATACGATTCAGATACTGTAGAAACAGGCCAGTTACAAACATAATATTTAGGAAGTGATAGTGTTTTAATTCTAGTAATATTATTTTCTAATCTACTTTTCATAAAATCAACGAAGTCCTCGATTCTAGTAAAAGTAGCAACAGGAAGTGGGTTTGACTTAGTAGTCAAAACTTTACCAACATTCATACAACAATAACTTCTATCAAAAAAGTTCCTAGCCTCCCCATAATTGTTATCCAAGGTTATAGTTGCAAAGTTGTTGTTAAAGGAAACGAATGTTCCATCATTACCACTATTATTTCTGACAAATGTTCTTACATAACTTATTGTGTAAATAATGAATTGTAAGATTTCATTATTAGGTACTCTATTTTTTATTATATCTGCGAGTTGTTGTGGATTAATTTCAGTTTTGGTACCTTCATTAGGTGCCCATCCAAGTGTTTTATAGTCCTCGAACACTTTGCTCTCACAAGTATTTTGAGCCGCCAAAGTATTTTTAGCTGTTTGAACTACATCAGCAGCCTTATTATTATTTGTGGTTGGCGTTGCGGTTGTGTTTTCAGGTCTACTCAAAACAAGTTGTTCTACTTTTGTTAATAGATTCTTGTTTACACTTTGTATAAATGAATCTATTGATGGTAAATCAAACATACCTTGTCTTATCCCTTTGAATGTCGTTTCAAAATTACCCGGTTGAATACTATGTGAAACCTCTGTAATCATATAAGGCCCGTTAAACATCGGAACGTGTCTTAGGTTAAAATACATCGTTGGTTGAATCATTGCATTACCAAGAGATT